AAACGTGAATGACGGGGGCCAAAACGATGCTGACGGAGACGGAGATGGAGCTGCTTCTGGATCTGATGCTGGATCCGAAGAAGGAGGAAATGGAGAATGACAGGAGTGAAGGAAGTCCGGAGCCTGACGCTTGAGCTGAGGGCAGAGCAGGACGAACAGGGCGCGGTGATCACCGGATACCCGATCGTATTCGGGCAGGAAACGGTGATCGGCGGATTCGCCCGGGAGATTATCGAACCGGAGGCCGTGAGTGATCCGGCACTGCTCCGGGATGTAGCCCTGATGGTGGGGCATGACTTCGGGATGATTCCACTGGCACACAGCCGGCGGAATAATGGCAGCAGCACCATGCAGCTGACGCCGGACGCGCATGGTGTGGCCATGCGGGCAGTTCTCGACGTGGAGAACAACCCGAAGGCAAAAGAGGCTTATTCAGCGGTAAAACGCGGAGATATTTCCGGAATGTCATTCGCGTTTACTGTGAATAAAGAGAGCTGGGAAGACCTGGATCAGGATATGCCACTGCGGCGGATCACGGGGATTGATAAAATCTTCGAGGTTAGCCTGGTTGCATTCCCGGCTTATGAAGGCACGAGCGTACAGGCCGCTTCCGAAAGCACCGCGCTGGAGAGCGTGAGGGCTTCGCTGGACAGCGCAAAGGAGCAGGCAGAACAGGATCGGGCCGAAAAGGCTGAACAGGAGCGCCGGACGGCTGTTTTGGATTGGCTGAATGATTACGTGGAGCAGCACTGCTCCGGAAAGGAGGAAGAATCAGAAAATGTTTGATTTTTCCGAGATGAACGTGGAGCAGCTGGAAGAGAAGAGAAACGAGCTGCTCAGTGAACTGCAGACGCCGGAAACCAGGGACGCGCTGAGCACGGATGATCTGGAGAAGAAGAAGGCTGCAATCGAGGAAATTGACGCGGAACTTGAAAACCGCAAAAAGGCGGCCCAGGAGGCCGAAGAGATCCGCCAGGAAGTGGCGGAGGATGACAGCCTGGAGGTTGTCAAAGAATTTAAGGAGGAAAGAAAAATGAGTTTTGAAGTGAATACGCCCGAATACCGGGAAGCATTCCTGAAGAATCTTCAGGGCAAGGATCTGTCCGTCGAAGAGCGCGCTGCCGTGACTGCGGCCGCTGCGATCCCCACCGAAACCGCGAATAAGATCTGGGGCAAGCTGGAACTGTATCCGATCCTGAACGCGATCGATGTTATGCACATTCCTGGTAACGTGATCCTGCCCGTCGAAGGCACGATTAACGCTGCTGCCGTCGTGGCGATGGGCACCGCTGCCACTGATAGCGCTGATACGCTGGCTCCCGTTTCCCTGGGCGCTTACAAGCTGATCAAGACCGTGGAGATCACCGCGGACGTGAAGGCAATGGCGATCCCCGCTTTCGAGGATTGGCTGGTCGATCGTCTGGCGAACAAGCTGTTCCGCCTCGTGGCTGCGAAGGTCGCTGCCGGCACCGGCACGAACGAGCCCACCGGCCTGGCCACGCTGACCGCTGCCGGCACCTACACCAAGGCCGCCATCACCTACAGCGATCTGCTGACCATCATCTCCTCGCTGCCGGCTGAGTATGATCCGAACGCGTCCTTTGTAATGAGCCGCGCCACGTTCTACGCTAACGTGCTGAACGTGCAGACCACCCAGAAGCAGCCCGTCGTGGTTGCCGATCCTCAGGCGCCCGCGAAGTATAATGTCATGGGCTTCCCGGTGATCATCGAAGATGCTGTCGGCACCGATATCATCTTCGGCGACCTGAAGGAGGGCTATGTCTGGAACTTCGCCAAGGACGTCGAAGTCGAAAGCGATGCTTCTGTGGCCTTCCGGACCGGTTCCGTGGTGTTCCGCGGTATGGCCCTGGGCGATGGCAAGCCCACCGGCGTCGGCCTGGTGCGCTACACCAAGGCTGCGTCCTAATTGTCTGAATAAACAATACGAGGCAGGGGGAAACAACCCTCTGCCTCTTGTTTTTGAGAGGTGAGAACCATGCTAACGGAGACGCGGATGGCGCTGCGGATCAGCACGACCGCATACGATGCAGAGCTGATTAGCCTGATCCGGGCGGGATACCGGGATCTGCAGCTGGCCGGAATTGAGTTCTCCGGCGGCGTGGATTTCGCAGAGGACAGCCAGACAGGAACATGGACGGATAACAGCACGCTGGATGATGAGCTGGCCATCCGGGCCATAATCACCTATGTGCGGATGCATTTCGGCACTCCGCCGGACTATGACCGCGTCCAGGCGTCCTATGAAACCCAAAAGGCCCAGCTGATGCACGCAACAGGATACACAGACTGGGGTGATGGCGGATGCTGAGAGCGGATGTGATCCAGCTGATCACTGAACACAGAACGGGGCATGGAGTCCATGAGGCCGTGACCGATGAGGCGCGGACCGTATTCTGTACTGTTAAGAGTGTCAGCCGGACGGAGTTCTATAACGGATTGAATGCCGGTGTGAAACCGGAATATGTCTTCCACCTTGCCCTGGCGGAGGATTATGAAAACGAGCGGATCGTCTTCTATCGTGGGCAGAAGTTCCGGGTAGTCAGAACCTATATGACGGAAGACGACGGCATCGAGATCACGGTGGAAAGGAGCGACGAGCGAGGCTCGGATGAGATCCACGATGGCAACAATTAACGCGATCGACAAGATTGTTGAAAAACTGAATGAGATCAGCGGCATTGAGTTCGCAAAAGACGCATGGGTGAACGAAGCGCCAGAGAACTATGGCGTGGTCGAACTCAGCGGCGAAGCTGGCCAGTTGTGGGGAGACGGGCATCTCACTGACAGCGCCTGGACCGTAATGGTGACAGTTTACGTGAAAGAGGATAACGACGACTGGCCGTCAATCGTTCGCGATAAACTGCGCGACCTGGAAGACGAGGGCAAAGTCGAATTCACTCACATCGTGAGCCGGGACTTTGATTATGAAACCGGAAAAGTCAGATGGCAGTGGACAGTCCGCATGTACGGAGAGCTGACCTGGACGGAAGACTGAGGGAAGTGATCATCTGATGGCTAAATGTGAGTACAAAGGCCCCGAAGAGATCGTCAGCCAGCTGGGCAAACTGGGGAGCCGGGAGTTCATCCGGAAGGTTGTCATGGCCGGAGCGGATGCCTGTATCGATGAAACGCGCAGCCGGATTGATCGCTATCGGCATGTTGTGAGCGGATCCATGAAAGAGCATGTGCGGGCCGGAAATTATTACGAGGACATCGACAGCGGGTATGTCTATGTGTATCCGCAGGACGAGGACGCGCGCGGCATCAGAAACGCGACCAAAGCGTTTGTGATCAACTATGGGCGCGGAGGGAATCCAACTCGCCGGAAGACTCGGAACAAAACCGGCGACAAGTTTATCACCGGCCAGAAAAAAGCCATGGACAAGATTGTCAATGATGCGATGCAAGCGGAAAGCGAACGGCTGCTGAACGAGATCGGAGCTGGAGAATAATTACACGGGAGGAAACAGCAAATGGCAAAAATTACTTGCAAGGGCCTTACCTATGCGAAGTATGCCAGCGGCGGCGATGAGGCGCCTGTTGTGTATACCGGCGGGACGGCCAAAGTAGATTACCTTTGCCAGGTGGACATGGGCGAGAATCGTGCCAATGTGCGCGAGCATGCTGATGGTCATCAGATCGACAGCGAGCAGACCATGAACGAGGCCACATGTAACCTGGAGCTGGCGAACAATGACATCGATATCAAAAAGGATATCCTTGGACAGATCGCCGGCGCGACTGAAGGCGAACTGATCGTTACTGATCAGGATGCGCCTTTTGTGGGCATCGGGTTTATCCTGGCGAACCGGTTCAAGGGTGTCGTCACCTATGAAGCCTATTGGTTCTATAAGATGCAGTTCGTGAGCGCGGGCCTGACCAGCTCCACGAAGACCGAACAGGTCGCTTTCGAGCATGAGACCATTAACGGCACCGGCTCCGGCGTCGTTCTGGCTGCCGGCGGTCCGGTGTGCTTCTACACCCACCTGGACGGATGCGCGACGGAAGCTGCTGCGCGGACCTGGCTGAATGCGAAGGCCGGGATCACCTGATAAGGGGATCAGAATCATACGGGGGCCGGAAAGCTAATGGCTCTCCGGCCCGATTTTTTTGATTGGAGAGAAATGAAATGGCAAAGATTACGATCAGGGGCACAGAGTACGATCTGCGCGTGAATCTCTGGGTAACAGAGCAAATCGAAGAGAAGTATGGCGACTTTGCTGATGCCATGAAGAAATTCCGGAACCAGCGGAAAATCAGCCAGGTGAAAGAGATGTTCGCGATCCTGGCGAACGGTGGACGGATGCATGCTCACCAACCGACGGACGTCACGCCGGAGGTGCTGAACGACTGCAATCTGTATGACCTGGATCAGATCGCAAAGGCGATGAGCCAGGCTATGGATGAGGGCATGCGGGCCGAAACAGTGAATGGTAATGAGGCCGATGATGAACCCGCGGACGTATACGCCGCGGAGCTGGAGGCCCGTGAAAAAAACGGGTGAATCGGCGTGGGATGCGTGCCCGTGAGTATTACGGGTATGCACTCATTGCCGGCATTGGAAGAAGTGAAGCAGAGGATATGCTGCCGGGGTACGTGTTGGACATGTACATCCTACGCTTGAAATATGACGCAAAACTGGCCGGAGCCAAAATAGACCGGCGGGCTGCGGGAGGCTGACGATGGCGGGAGAAATCAAACAAAAAATAGTTCTGAGCGGGGAAAAAGAATACAGCGCTGCGATCAAAAGCGCACAGCGGAACCTGAAAACCCTGCAGACCGCCTTGAAGGCCGAAACTGCAGAACTCGGGAAGAATGCGAGCGAGCAGGATAAGAACCGCGTGAAAGCGGCCAGTCTGCAGAACCAGATCGCAGAGCAGGAAAAGGTTGTTGCCACACTGACGAAGGCCATGCAGGAAGTGACCGAACAGTATGGTGATAACGAGGCTGTTGTTGCGAAATGGGAGCAGCAGCTGAACAAAGCCAGGGAAACACTGGCCAATATGAAGAACGACCTGGAGGGCACCGGAGAGGGCTTCCAGGCTGCGGAAAAAGGCGCTGCTGATGCGGTTACAGCGACCAAAAGCTTTGCGGACAGTCTGAAGGATCTGGGAGGCGTCGGGGACGGGGTCGCGGACGCCATCGAGGGCATTTTCACGGGGGTCATCGACCGGATCACGGACGCCGTGGGCGAGCTGTGGGGACTGATCAGCAGCACGGCTGCGAAGGCCAATAACTGGACGGATATCTCCGGATACTGGAACACGGACCCCCAGACCATCCAGCAGTACGCCCGGGCCGTCGGGGCCGTGGACAACAGCTTCGAGGACCTGCAGGCCGTGGTGAGCAAGCTGGTGCTGGGCGGGAAGGGCGACAAGATCACGGAGCTGCTGGGGATCAGCAGCATCGGATACAAGGATCAGTGGCAGTACGCCATGGACGCCATGGACATGCTCTACGCCAAGATGCAGAGCGGGCAGGACATCAACCCGATCCTGGAGACCCTGTTCGGGGAGAAGAAGAGCACGAAGGTGCTGGACCTGCTGGGCGACTGGGGCAGCGTGCAGCAGGCCATCGCCACCGGGCTGTTCAACGGGAACGAGAGCGGATACGGCCTGAGCGACGAAGAGCTGGGCACCATGAACGACCTTTGGATCCGGATCAACGGGATCGAGGAGAAATGGAACGCCCTGAAGGACAATTTTGCCGCGGGCTTCGGCGTCGCGACCATGGATATCCTCGTGAACGTGGAGGGCGCGCTGGACGGCCTGGCGGCCTACATGAACGCCGACACCGAGGGCGAGCGGGAGGCGGCGCTGGAGCAGATCCGGGAGAACATCGAGGCGTTTTTCCGGAAGGTGGCGCAGCTGATCCGGGACTGCATCGGCGTGCTGGACGAGGTCGGGAAGGAGCTGCAGGCGAGCGACGACCCGCTGACGCGGATGGTCGGGGATATCTTCGTGAAGATCAGCAACGCGCTGCAGTGGTTCATCGATAACCAGGAAGCCGTGAAGGGCGCCTTTGAGGCCATTTTCGGGGTGTGGCTGGTGGCGAAGCTGGCGGCCGTGGCCGGGCAGCTGGCCGGGATCCTGGCCTCGATCGAGGTGATCAAGGGCTTCAAGGGGCTGCAGCTGGGCGGCGAGGCGGTTGCGACCGCGGCCGGCGGCGCGGCCTCCGGCGGCGGTGGCGGCGGATTCCTGGGCCGGCTGCTGGCCAGCCCGCTGGCGAAGGTGTTCGGCGGCGGCATGGCCTTCCTGGGGACGCTGTTCGAGAACGTGCTGACGCCCCAGGGGAACGACGACATCCTGGACGCCAGCGGGCAGCTGACCGAGAGCGCGAAGAAGGCCGGGCTGACGGCGGACGACATCGGGAAGGCTGAGGCCGGCGTCGAGGTGCTGGCCGAGCTGGGCGAACACGAGAGCGCGATGGCGCGGTGGGAGGCCGCCGTGGCGGAAGGCCGGGGGACGGACTGGAACGGAACCGGGGAAAGCGTGTATGTGGAGCGGAAGCGCGGGGTGGATCTGCACGAGCGGCTGGACGCCGAGCAGGAGATCATCAAAAACGCCCAGATCGAGGCTCTGGAGGATCTGTTTGACGCCTGGCGGAACGCGGAGACCGGCGCGGACACCTATGAGGAATACGACCGGGCGTGGGATTACGCCAGCGGCGTGCTGGGGGACCATTTCGGCGAGGCCATCGAGCACATGATCGAGGAGATGGACAAAAACCCGAACTGGATGAAGGAAGGCGACATCCCCACGAGCTGGTGGAACGGGGCCATGAACCCCGCCAACTGGAACGGCGGAAGCAACGGGGCCATGAACCAGAACGGCATCACCTCAAGCGACCTGCAGAGCTTCCAGAAGCTGCCGGCGGGCATGCAGCGGGCCGTCGAGGCCGGGGCGCGGGCCGGCGTGAGCGGGATCAACGTGAACCTGGACGGGGCCACGGTGGGCCGGCTGGTGGCGCCCTATGTGAGCGAATACATCGCCAGCGAGATGGTGACCTATGAATATTAAACAGGAGGGACGGACATGACCCTGAGCAGGCGGGCAGCCCTGGACGGGGCGCAGCTGGACGCGGTCGATAAGCGGATCCTGATCCAGGGGATCGAGACCCAGGCCGGGAAGGATACCATCGGCACCGCGAACCCGGGCGGGACGGACGGCCTGCGGGTCACCGCCCGGAAGCGCGACAGCCTGGACATCCTGATCCGGTTTTCCATTAACGAGAAAAGCTACCGGCCCGCGGAGCGGGAGGCGGTTTTCCAGAAGGCCATGAGCTGGGCCGCGACGGGCGGATGGCTGACCGTGAACTATAAGAGCGGGCAGAAGATCCGCGTCGTGCCGGCACAGTATCCCGGCGAGGGCGACATCCTGAACCGGGAAAACAGCTACAATATCACATTCCGGGCCATGGGGATCCCATACTGGCAGGAGGCCGATCCGGAGCCGGTGACGCTGACCGGGGCCAGCGGGAGCGGGACCATCGACGTCGGCGGGAACCAGAAGACATTCCTGGAATTCAGTTTCCAGAATACCGGCAGCAGCGCGATCAACACGCTGACCATCAGCTGCGCGGGGACACAGTACCAGTTCGCCGGGCTGGGGCTGGCCGCCGGGGAGACCCTGATCTGCGATCATCTGGACGACGGGACGAAATGCCTGCAGCGGATCCGGATCCTCAGCGGCAGTACGTACCGGAGCGCGATGGCGAAGCGGAGCGGCAGCGATGAGCTGATGGCCGCACCCGGGGAGAATACGGTCAGCTACACGGCCGGCGGGGCCGGGATCCTGACGCTGACCGCGGCGGGGAGGTATGCCTGATGATCCTGTACAACGGGCAGAGCCTGACCGTGAAGGACAAATTCCGGCCGGAGAGCATGCAGCTGACCCTGGAGGAACGGAAAAGCCAGGCGAGCCTGACCATCGGGCCGGACGCGCCGGAGATCTCCGTGGGCGACTGGATGCGGGACGATACGGAGCCGGGGAGCGGGATCCTGTGGCGCGTGAAGAGCGTGAGCGACCAGGTCGAGAAACAGACCCGGACCATCGCGCTGGAGCATATCAGCGCCACGCTGCGGGATTGCGTGATCTTCGGCGAATGGGAGCCGGAGGGCGGATGCACCGCCCAGGCCGCGGTCAATTACGCGCTGGCGCAGACCGGCGGGCTGTGGGAGCTGGGCGACTGGGAGGTATCCAACCCGACGAACCCCTACAAGTTCGCCAGTACCACCGTGTTCGGCGCGATCGAGACCGTGAGCGCCAGCGTGAGCGGCGTCTTTTGGGAGTATGACCTGAGCTCGATCCCCTTCCGGCTGCACATGCGGCTGATCAGCGACAGCGCGGCCAGCGAGATGCGCATGAGCCGGAATATCCTGAGCCTGCGGCGCAGCGTGGACCGGAGCCGGATGTATACCCGGATCTATCCCATCGGGGCGGACGACCTGCATATCACCGGGGACTACCTGAGCAAAAACGAGAACATCTACGGCCGGGTGGACCATATCGAAACCGACCAGAGCAAGGACAGCGCGGCCGAGCTGCAGCGATGGGCGCAGGAGCGGCTGAACACGCACTGCGAACCGGCCGTGAGCATCCAGATCAGCGGGCTGGACTACAGCCGGGAGACCGGGGAAGCCCTGGACGCGCTTGCCATCGGGACAAGGTGCCTGGTTCCGCTGCCGGAATACGGGACGACCATTCTGGAGACGCTGACCCGGCTGCAGTGGAAGGACAAGGTCGCGAAGCCGGAAGAGGTGACCGTGAACCTGGCGAACATCCAGGAGGACGTGGCCAGCATCTTCAGGAAGGTCTCCGGCAGCGCGGCCAGCAACAGCCGGGCCGGCGGGCGCGGATCCAAAAAGAAAAAAGAAGAAGATCACGCGTGGTTTGTGGACACCACCGACCACGTGGCCATGGTGGCCGAGGCGATCATCGGGAAGGTGGAAGGGGAAACCTCCGAGCACCTGTGGAGCCGGGTGTCCACTATCGTCGTGGACGGGGAAGGCATCCATCAGCGGGTGACGGCCAACGCGGACGGCATCGCCATGCACGGCACGGCCATCGAACAGAACGAGGACGCCATCAGCCTGGCCGTCGGCACTTACCAGATCGATCCGGAGAAGATCCAGCGGTATTCTGGCGGAACGGGCAGCTTCCCGTCGGAGGGCCAGACCGGATATTACTACCTGGACACCAGCGTGACCCCGAACCGGATGTACATCTGGAAGGACGGAAAATACAACCTGCTGCAGGTGAGCGGGGACGGGGCGAAGGGCTTCCTGATCAAGGCCGGAGAGATCGCGATCGCGCTGAACGAGAGCGGGGATGCTACGGCCGTGATCGACGCGAAGAAGGTTGTGATCGGCAGCGGGCTCACCCGGCAGGATCTGCCGGACTGGATCGATGACACCGAGGGCCTGATTTCGGAGAAGGCGACCATCGGCAGCCTGAACGCTGTCGAGGCCCGGGTGGGGACGCTGGAAGCGGACGCGATCACCGCCGACAACATTAACACCAAGCTGGCGAACGCCAACGTGGCGAACATCGGCAGCCTGGCGGCCGGGGACATGTTAGTGAACAGCTTCAGCCTGAAGGGCGCGCTGCAGAATGTCTTTGTTGCGAGCCAGACGGGGAACACGGTCACGCTGGAGCTGGTGCCGGTGGAGGGATCGCACCGGCAAATTTCTTTTAGTAAAGCCACTTCGCTGAGCGGTGTGTGGAGTGGCACAACATACACGGTCACCGCAAGCCCGCAGGGCAACACGGAAAGCGATACGGTATACCAGCAGATCGAAGGCAGCGCGAACCCGAACGCGACGGCCTACGCGAAAATGTATCACTCTGATCCCACCGTGGCCGCGAACCAGATCGGGAGCTCGCTGGAGATGACGCTGAATAAGAGCGACAGCAGCAAGAAGGTGGATCTGGTCGTGAACAGCCTGGTGAAGGCGACGGTCAGCACGGCCAGCACCTGGACCGCAGGATATAACCAGGGCAGCCCCATCAGCGGGACCGCCGGCGGGCGGACAAGCGGGGTCACGGCGCTGGTGCATGATTTCACGATTACGAAGGCAGACAGTACCACAACCACCATTGCTATCGACTGCAGCAGCATCTACAGCACGGCCCGGAGCGGGTACACGCTGGGAACCTTCACCCAGGCGACAGTGACGCCGCAGGGCGAGGCGTACGGAGATATTACGCCCATCGGATCCAGCGGCGGGAAATATACGAACACGCTGCTGTATCACGCTGGGAGCGGCGCGAATTATATTCCAACCGGCGGCGGCGTAGTGACCGGGCGAGGCCAAGCGGCGACAGTAGAGTATGAGGGCATCCTGTACGCTAAAAACTCTTACGGCGGATATACATCCAAGGGAGACGGGAAATGGTACCGGTCCAGCGGAACGCTGTATCGTGGAAACGGATCCGACGGATACACGGGGACCGCGCAATGGATCACACCCGTCGGCTCGCCTGTGTACGCGCTGGTACCGGATTCCAGCGGCGGAACGGAATACTATACCAAGGGGACGAAAATCATCGGGCTCCGGCACCCGGGCACGCCTGACAGCACAACCTATTACACAAAATCATGATGGAGGAGCGAAACCATGGACGAAATGATGGAGAAGGTGAACACGGTATTCCAGCAGCTGCAGAAGCTGGAGATCCAGCCCACGGAGCACAACCTGAAGATCCTGCTGGTGGCCAACCAGTATCTTCGGGAAGTGTACCAGGGGCTGAAGGAACAGGCTGAAAAGCCCGCGGAGCCGGGAGAGGAGGAGAAAGCGGATGGCTGAGGCGCGGGAGATCGTCACCCTGGCGGACGGGACGGAGCTGGAGGCCGGGGCGGCCTATGACGGACAGATCAGCGTCTGGATCTGGGAAACGACGCCCGGGGCGAAAACGCCGGCGGAATATCTGGCGATTTTCACGGACCCGGAAAAGACGGCCAGCATCACCTGGCAGCTGGGCGGATCGGTGGCGGAGTGGACAGGGTTCACCCGGTTCGCCTCGATCCAGATCGACGGGAACGGCATCACCCGGATCCGGATGATGCGGCCCATGAACGAGGGGAATTTTTAATACAGAAAGGGGATATACAAACCATGTTTAAACTGAACGGGAACACGCTGAAAATCACCCAGGGGGACACGGGGGCGCTGGAGATCACCGCGAGCGGG